GCACGGCTTCAAGCCCGGCAATGCGCTTGGCTTCTGCACGGTCAATGATGCCAGCCTTGTACAACCGCTCTGCCCGCTCGGCTTCCGCCGCTAGGTCATCAGCAAGCGCCCGCACGGTTTCAAGGTCGTACTGTACAAAGTCACCCTCTTGGGTCTCTGGGTATTCTGGCAATAGATCCGCTGTAATCGCATCGGCAAGGGTACGGAGCAAAGGCACCATGCCATCTTCCCATGCAGCCTGTTGGGCGCGCTCAAAGTTGTTGTAGGTAGACCGGTCAAGCCCTGCGCCAAGTCCAAGCACCATAGGGTTGATGCCCATGGCTGAACAGATACGCTCCTCCGGTACACGTCTTACGGAATCTAGTGCAAGCTCTGACGGTGTAAGGGATACCCGGTCAAGTTTGTATGCGCCAGTCATTACCACGATGCCGCCTGAACCGTCCCCGGTAAGGTCTTCGTGTAGTTGCCGCTTCACCTGCCGGGCATCGTCCATGCTGATATCTACGGTCTGGTCTTTGGCATCAGGCCCGACGATGAGCGATGGCATAGCGCCATTGGCCAACAGTCCATAAGCGGTAGTGGATGCGGTGTTGTCGGTGGCTATCTCACGCAGTACCGCCATGACAGGAGACCTACCCAAGCGGATATCCTGCGGGTCTCTGTTGTACCGAATGTGGATCATGTCGGATACCGGGATATCAAAACTCCTGCCATCCGTGGTGTAGATGTAGTGGGTTAGTGGGTTGACACCGTTACCAACAGGCCTAACCATGTCCTGCGGAAGGAACTGTAGAGCCGTCACCACGCCACGGGTTGTAGATCGAATCTTGCGGAGGTAGGTGTTGCCAAAGAGTTTGTAATCTTGGATGACCCAAGACCAGAAAAGGCTACCCATTATCATTGGATCCGGTTGAGCCATCAGCTGGATAATCGGGTGGTCTTCGACAGGCTCTGCTTGCTGGCTGTCTACCGGGCGGTAGAGTCTTGGTGTTGCCTGAGGGTAGTTCCGCACGTACCAGTCGATGGCAGATGCCACGATGCCGTTTAGCCCAAGGTCACCGGCAATCCTTGACCAGTCTTTGGTTGAGCCGGGTAACGCCCGACGCAAGAGTGTTTGCAACTGACCAGAGCCGTATCCGGTTAGGTAGATGTCCCTACTCTGGCTAAGTGGTAACGGCAAAGCCTGTGTCGGGTTGGCTGCGGCTTTACGGCCTAGGAAGCGGTCAAAGATACCCATGTCCCCAGTATCCCACAGGGAACCTAAACGGCTCCCCATCCCTTACGCTGTCCGATCACCTGCCAAGCGTAAGCCATCGCGTCGACAACGTCATCATGCCTGCCAACGGGGAAAGATAGCAGCTCATCTTGCCAGTAAGGTGGCAACCCTTCAACGTGTACAACTTGCCCTTGCTCGTACCGGGCTTCTAAAGGCCCAAAGCGGGTCACTTTGTCACGGTCTGGTCTGATGCCCCGTATCGGTAACTTTGTCCGCCTCATAAGCTCCTGCACGACAGCGGCTTGGTATTGAACCTGCTCAATGCCAATCATAACCGGATGCCATTTCTCAGCCATCATCTCTATGAACCGCAGGACGCTGGCAAAGTCTGCGCGGGTACGGTTGACATCGAGCACGTATATCGTGCCATCCTCACCACGGCTAAGAGCAACCACGGCGGTGTAGTCTGCTTCCGCCTTGGTCGAGATAGCAAGGTCAACCCCAAGGTAAACGGGCAAGCCTTCAGGTGCATCCCCAAAGCGCAACCATTCACGCTTGATACGAGCGCCAGCGGCATCGACGAACTCCGCTAGGTACTCTTGCCGGAAGGCGATGCTAGGCAGTGACTCCCCAGCCTTGTCAACCTCCAGCGGGTCAATCCAAGGGTTAGCCGTGGTTGGCATCTGCCACGACATCCAGTCCGGATCTACAGCGGCCATGGCGTGAAGGGTCTTGAAATAGTTACTACCCTTGGGAGTGCTCAGGAAGAAAGCATCTCCCCTGTAGTCGGTTAGCGTTGGGCGGATGGCTTCCGTCCATGCTTGTTCCAAGTGCCTTGCCATGGCTGCTTCATCAATGATGACCCGCTTGTACTTACGACCACGGGCAACGGTGCTAGGGTCATCCAAAGTCCAGTAATCAATCGCAGCCCCAGTTATAAGTTCAATGCGTGGTGCCGGTGTTTGTACAGCTCGCCTGATGACTGGCTGGTAAATCCTTTTATGGTCGTTGTACGCTTCCTCAAGCAGTCTATAGGTAGGCGCAAACCAAGCGCAGGGCAAACCGTCCCGCAGTACCGGATCGGATAGCAGGTTCCCGCCTAGGGTTGTTTTTCCAAAGCGTCTACCTACTCAGCCACAGGCAAGGACGTTGAATCGCCTTGCCTGTGCCATTATCACCTGCTGTGCTTCATGTGGTCGAGGTAAGACCAATCGTATATCAGGCATTATGGTTTATCAGCGTACTCCACGATGACCTTGACCGGGCTACCGTCTGCGCCGGTCTGCTCTACCCGGCTAGACCACTCTGCCTTGTGCTTGCGCTCTAGCCACCATGCTGCAGCCTGCCAAGTCGTGTCAGCTGCTCGTTGGATGATAGCCACGTTCCGAACCTCAGCATCACCCTCTGCTTTTTCTATAGCGTCCGAGAAATGCGGGTTTGACTTCAGCCAACTTGCGAACGTGTCTTGTGAAATACCGGCATAAGCGCATGATGCACGGCGGGTATTCCCTGCCCTCAGAGCGTGAGTTATGCGGGTTACCACTTCATCGTTATACTTGGTTGGTCGTGCCATCTAGTACCGCCTTCTTGCCTGTAGCGTTTTCCCATCGCTGAATAATTACATCGCAGTACTTAGGGCTGATTTCCATCCCGTAGCATTTGCGGTTAGTCTTTTCCGCTGCGATCAATGTAGTACCCGAACCTAGGAATGGTTCGATTACAATCCCGTCTGCTTCCGAGCTTGACTTAATGCATCGCTCAATCATTGCCACTGGCTTAGGTGTTGCGTGTCCTAGCCTTTCATCACCCATTACACCGGGATATTCCCACACGTCTGTCATGTTGTCGTGTGTATTGTCAAAGTATGCCCGCGTGGAATAGAACTCCCGCTTGAGTTCGTCATACTCCCGCTTGAATCCATTGCCTTTGGCTTCTGTTTGTAACCGTTTATACTGTTCTTCTGTAATAAAACTCCATTGGCTCTGACTAAACCAATGGTCTGCCATTCTAGGATGAAAGCCAAAAAAGTTGGCAACAATCTTATTGTTCCATCCGAGTGCGTCACGCTCATCAGCCAAATACTTGCGTATAGGCTCCCAGCCTTCCCAATAGTTGTCCGCGTTGTTGTTGAATCCTTGCTCGCCAATCATAAAGAATAAACACCGTTCGCTACCCGTTGGATACTGGCGGTGCTTATCGCTCATGCGTCCTTGTGCTTGGTTCTTTTGCCAGACTACTTCATTACGAAACGTCAAGCGTTCTATATCCTTCAAGCCACCCACGAACCACAAACGCCAAAGGTCTTCAGCGTTACCCCAGATGTAGACGCTCCCGTTGTCGCTGAGTACTCGCCTGAACGCTCTAAACCAATCCATCTGGAATCTGTCAAGCTTATCGGCGTAAAGGTTGTCATTCTCCACGCCGTCTTTTTCTTTACCCATGCCATACGGTGGGTCGGCATGAATAAGACTAGCCGTAGCACCATCCATCAACCGCTCAACATCATCTACCTTGGTGCTGTCCCCGCATAGCAACCGATGGTTACCAAGAATCCAAAGGTCTCCCGGCTGGCATCGTGTCTCCACTACCTCCGGCACTTCATCCGGATCGGTTAGCAGTTCCTCCGGCTCACCTGTCCCAGTCAAGGAATCAATAAGTGCATCAAGGTCAACTGCCGAGTAGCCCGTACCATCCAAGCCTATAGGCGTGTTAGCAAGCTCTGCGAGTATGTCGGTAATCTTGGTTGTGTCATCTTGCCCGATACGGGTAGTGCGGTTGTCTACTACAAGAATCCGCAGCTCTTCTTCGGGTGTAACATCAACCCACTGCACAGGCACGGTTTCCCAGCCTAGAGCCTTGGCAGCCATGACCCGATGATTTCCCGCTAGGATGTGCTTAGTAGCCGTGTTGACCACCACAGAGCCGTACCAGCCATTGACTGCTAGTGACTTCTTGATGGCATCCACATCACCGTGGTTCGCGTTGCGTGGGTGATGCTTGAGCAGGTCAATAGCGACCTGCTCAATCTCCTTATTGATAATCCTATTTGCCAATGTTGGCCTCGATTTTCTCCTGCAGTTGTATCTTCTGTTGATCAATAATCTCTTGAACGTTATCGCACCATTCCGGTTCATTGTATGGAGGTTCAAGAGTTCTAATGATATTGACAAGCTCCTGCGCTCTGTCAAGATGCATTGTTATTTTTGCATCTTTTGAATAAGTAGGTAGGCTTGCAATTTGTGTTTGTAAATCCGTCAAAGATGTCTTTATTTTCATTTACTTGCCATTCCATCCCGCTTCGATTTTCTCTTGTGTGATTTTGATAACGGCAGCCCTCATCCTGTCTTCATCAATCCCGCAAGCCTTAGCCCTACGCTTTACATCAGCATACAGCCACCGTGTATACATCTCTGACCATACCGCCAAGCATCCAGCACCGAGCAGGACACCAAGAGCAAAAAGAATCATTCCGTTACATCCGCTTCTTCTTGGTCTTGCAGTTTGTTGTGAAGATTCCATGATGCCACCGTAAGTTTTTCTTCAGCCTTGATGTCAAAGTTATTCCAATGTGCATATTGAAATTCAAAAACTACCTCACATTGAATTTCGTGATTTTGACCTGACTTATAAATCAGCTTCCAGTTATCATCATCAACACGTTCAAGCATCAGCGTTTTATCTAAGAATGCTACGCCTTGATAATCTTTAGGCTTTAAAGTGTTTTGCGCTTCCATCCACTCGCGTTGCATCCATGAAAGTTGCCTTGCATACATACCTAACGCATCTCGTGTAACTTTATAACTCATTCTGTTATCTCCCAATCGGTTGCTAGTGTTTCTGCCATGCCGCGTTGTATATGAAATGCTGGCGTAACATTGATTCCTATACGGTCAAAAGCCAAATAAAGTGTTTTTAGATCGTCGCTAGAGTTTATAAACTCGTGTACTCCGTATCCGTCTTTTCCTGCATCTACCTTAGATAATGAAATCCAAAGGTGTCCGGCATGAACGTCCCATTCTTGTCGTTTGACTTTATGACCCTTACGCATTGCCCTTACGGCTTGTGTCCATGTCATTTGACTTCCTCCCATATCGGCTCCCCGGTTACCGGATTGTACTTACCGATCATCCAGTCATCGGCGAACAGGTCACCAGCGGTAAGCCAGATGACACTATTGTTTTCCTTGACCTCTGTACCCTCTGCAACGCTGAACACGTCCCAAAGTTCACTGAAGCGGAAGTGTAGCCCTTCGGGCCAGAAAGCCCGCCGTATAGGCTTCTCAGCGAGCAGGGCATCTAGTGCCTGGTTGTATTTCACTTGATTATCATCCAGTCGTGAGCGAGTATGTCAGCCCCTCTAAAGTAGGCAGGGCCTGCATGGTGCCGGGTACCTGCGCCATCTAACTTGAACATCACCAGTTGGCCGTGTTGTATGGCGTATTGGATTCTTGCTCCGTCCCTTGCCACATAGCGAGATTCTTTCATGTGGATAAGTGCGGCACTGAAGACAATCCGGCTTGTGTAGTGGGCTGTAGTGGGTGCAAAGGTTGCCACGGCATCGGTGCACATCTGCTGGTATCCAAGGCTTGTGGCGTAAGCCTGCAGCTCAGGGTTGCGTATCCACTTCTCCACGCTCTGCCGTCTAACGATGTTGTCAGCGTTTGACCAGCTGCCGGTCTCAGAGAATATCTCCATCGCTTGCCGGATGCGCTCTTTCTTTTCTTCCAGACTAAACGCTAGCGCCATTAGATGTTCCTCATTTGATACATTTCTGATCTCAATGCGTTCTGTGCAAGATGAAATAATCCATGACACTTTTTACATAAAGTAATAACGTCATCTAAACTTTCCTCACCAAGAGTCTGATAGTGCTTGTGGTGAAGCTGAAGCGTGTCCGTAGATTTACAGGCAACACATTTGTATTCGTCTCTTGTCAAAGCCTTTACCCTAAGCAAATGCCACTTTATTGATTTGAGATAAGTATCGTAATAATCTCGCCACGCTTGCCTTCGCTTTTGCCGGTGTGTTTCATATATTGTCAGGTAATAATCAGATCGCGAATCTGCGATTTCTTGACGTTTTACTTGACATTCTTCATCATCAAACGGTTGCTCCCCAGCTAAGATTTCCAGAGCATCTGCCCGCTTATATGTGTGACTCATACCACCGTAACAAACTGCACATCGTTTCTTGTATCTAGGTCTACCTAATGAATCATAAGCGATGCAAATCATAAAACGTTTATGTTCACAATTTATGTAGTCAGGTCGTGGATTTTCTGCATCCCATTCACTGAGAAAAACGGCTACTGATTTAGACTCAACAATCTCACTTAAGTCCATTTATCTCCTCGGCTTCCTTGGCTATGCGATCCGCAAAGGCAACGTCCCTGGTGGCCACGTAAGCCATGTACCAGAGCGCCTTGATTGCATCGTCTGTAGCTGTACCTTTGTGTGGGCATCGCTGTAGGTATTTGACAACGTTCCCTGTAGCAAAGTCCAGCCCCCAGTCATCGATGACGCTGAGGGCTTGAATCTTAGTTGTCCGGTAGTGGCCGGTCAAACTGTAACCGCTACGCTTTGCTTGCACATCATGCGGTCGATGTTGTAGCTCACTGCCCAGATGTCTGCGATGACATCGGCTACCTTCAGGTTGCCAATCCAGAAAGGATTCTGGATACACTCGCCGAACCAATTATTGCAGTCAAAGATGCCGGTGTCTTCCCCGGTCATAGCAACCATAAGGTGAAGGTCACCCTTGGACATATGGATTTCTGAATGGTCGGAGCTGACCTGAATCTGTAGAGGAACATCGATAACGCCGAACGGCTCAACCCGGTTGATGGTCTGCTGTGCAAGGTCGGTTATAACCTCGGCTAAAGTCTTTGTTGTTTCTGTCATTGTTTTATCTCCCAAAGTTAGGGGCAAGTTACCCTGCCCCTATCGAACATACCCTTATCTACTCGCCTTCAAACGGGTCTACGATGTCATCCACCACTACAGCCTTGCGTAGTGGCTTGGTAGCTGCAACCTTGACAGGCTTTACGGTTTCGATGACGTTGGTCAACTCACCGTTCATTTTCTGCCGGGTGCCTACCACTACCTGCCACGACTTGGCTTTGAGGGCTTCCATGTCCAGTTCTTGGAACTGCGCTGAAGTCATGCGCCCAACCATACCATCCAGCAAGATTGTGAGCTTAGCCTTTTCGTTGCCGTAGTAGGTCTTGGTGTAAGCGATGAAGCGGAACGGTTGGCCGTCATCGTCACCAACCTCGGTCGACTCAAACACCCACTTAAAGTTAGGCTCCAAAACGTTAGGGTCATCGAATGATTTACCCTGTACCGCTTCGCAATCAATCAGCGCACAGATGTAGATACCCTGCTCTGCTACGCTGTATTTCTTCCCGCTGCCTTCGGAAAACTTTCCGTGCTGTGCAAAAAATCCCATTACTAAACTCCTTGAGCCACTGGCTCTTTGATAAATCGATGGTGGTTGGGAGACCCTTACGCCTTGAGCCCTTCCAC